AAAATGTCATTCCAACATTTTTTGATTCTAAAACTTGTTTACTATCATTGAAACTTACATCAGTTCCACCCGATTCTACCGTCCCACTAAATATTTGATGTTCACTTGGACCCCAATCTTGTGACCAATGAACCCAACAACTCATTATATAAGTTTCACCTGGTATTCCTTTTAATAAAAGTTGATAATTGTTATTATTATCTTCTGCTGCAGTAGTAGTTTTTAAAACATATCTACTTGATCCTGGATTTGCATATTCAACTATTTGATGATTTCCAGAAGTTATTCCTAATTCGGAAATTCCTTCTCCATTTGCAAAATGACCATTAGTTACTAAATTCTGAATTGCAGGTACTGGTTCTGTATCAACTACTGGATTATATCTTGATGTTACTTCTGGAGTTTCATCATAATCTAAAACAAATGCCTCTCTTATTTTAAGAGTCCCACCTTTCATTGCATCTGTTAATGTTATATTTCCACCTGTTATAACTGCATTATCTCCACCATTTGTAAATGATAAACTTGATTCCCCACTTACATCTGAATATGATAAACAAGTATATCCCAACAATCTAAATTTCTCATAATAATCTGTATCATTTATTGCTGGATTTGGTCTTAGTCTAATTTCAGTTCTTGATGGTGAAATTTCTTGTATCCAAAATTTATCATCTTGAACATAGAGTTCTATTTCTTTTCCATCATCATCAAGTAAAGGAAGTTTTACTTCAGGAGTAGGTGAATAACTTGCATATAATCTACCATTCGTTTCTATCATCCACTCATCTTTAAAAATACTCTTATCTGATTTTTTTGTTAATATTGTTCGAGATGATCCACCAATTTCTCTCAAGAAATTATATACTACTTTATAAGTTCCTCGTTCATAACCAAGTCCTCTAAGATGAGCTCCAATATCTAATTGTTCTGGTAATGGATATCTAAGTTCTCCCGAGGCAATATAATTATCACTTGTATCATAGACGCAATATTCTATTATATCAGAAGTAAGTGTTCCAAATGGTGCTATGAAATCACCATCATGTAAACCGTCTATACCGAGTAAGGGTAAATCTCTCGAATTTAATCTTGATAATTTTCCACTATTTGGATCAAATGTTAATTGTTTTTTCTTAGCCATTAAAGTTCCGTAAAATCTCTTTTGATTATCTTTTTAGTTTCTTCAGTTTCTTCGTATTTGAAATAACCATCTACATAGGAAATAGTATGATTGGCATCATAACTTGATCCAGTAGTTCCTTGACCTGGTATTATCTTTTCAAAAAGAAATACTTTTCCAGTTTTTATATCTCTGAGAATACCACTCTCTACCGAACCATTCTCAGTTCTTTTTTGGATCATTTCTAAATATTTAGATTCATCCCCCGTTAATAATCCTTGATAAAACGGAAGATTATCTAACTCATCTTTTGAATAAGGCATTTGTTATCTCACTACTTTAAAGGAATGTTTTTCATCATAGAATTCTACTGTTTCATCAGCAGTTCCACTTCCACTTACAACTTTATATTCAACTCTATAAAATCTCTCCGATTGTAATCCATTCATCCAAATGTTAAAGTAATTTCCTGTTGAATCACAACTAACCTTTGAACCACTACCGAATGGAATAACAATATCTTCAGTATATGCATCTTTTATCTGATAATATGTGCTACCACTTGGTAGATATTTTGCTGTTGTATATCCTGTACTATATCCACTTGTAGAATATGACTTTTCAGGATATCTTTCTCTACCCGTGACTCTAAATTTTACTTTCGAATTTTCTTTATATTCAGGTCTCAATCCTCTCATATAAAGAACCATATCAGATAAATTATCCGAAGTAAGTGCGGATAAAGAACCCGTTGTCCATTTAGAATCATTCCAAACTACTTCTAACTTTGGTTGATAAATCGTATGTGTTTCTCTACCAAAAAATACAAAATGTCCATAATGAGTAGCATTTCCTTCTTCTACACTACTATTTGTATTACCAACACTACCACTTCTCTTTAATATAAATCCTTCATTTGCATATGCGGAACCACTATATATCCAATTGTTTACAATTCCTGTTACATCCATTCTTAAATCTTTTGGTTCGTGAGTAAAAGATTCAGAAGCTTCTAAACTATATTGTCCAGTTGAACCACTAAACCAAGCCCCACCAGATCCTGTTGCACTCGTCCAATAGGTTGCATCATCATCATTATCTCTATATTTCCAACTTGCCCCATCTTCTATATTTGGACTTGAATCACTTCTACCAGAACCCATATCCCAAGATTGACTTACTGGATATGCATATAATGTCTGTGATACATTTAAAGCATTAGAATTAGCATCATATAAATTTAAATAATATGTAGGACTTGAAATCAAACCATCTACAACAGATTGTGAAATATAAGTTAAATCAAATTTAATTAAAGCACGAGTAACATTAACAATAGTACCATCCGAATTCATATCCTTTCTGATTTCAAGGATTTCGTCAAGTCCACTATTCATACTTTGACTTACTTCATATAAAGTTGTATCTTTTGTTGCGTATTCAAAATAATGCATTATAAATCTCCCATCACCCTACCTCGAATATCTGCATCGGGGTATTTAATTTCAAATATTGCAGGATCAACAGATGGATAAACAACACTATTAAAAGTTGCAGATGCTACATCATATATGTTATCAGAATAAGATAACCCACCTATAGTTCCCCACCTATTACTTATAGAAATAAGTTCAGGACTACTTTCAAATGGTTTAACTACTGAAGCAACTCCTTCAATGGAAATTATATCAGAAACTAAATCTGCTAAAATTATTGGTTGATTTATTTGCCACCTCTCTACATTCCATTTCTGTTTTAAAATATCAACACAATTTAATAACACCTCATTCTTGTTAAATCCTTTCTTAGTATAAATTGCAAAATCAAGTCCGATATTACATACCCAAGCATCTTTAAGTTGAACCGCATCAGTCATCATTCTATATTGACTCAAATAAGTTTTTATATTTTGTTTTACTGCATCATTTACATTAACTAATTTCTTATTGTTGTCATATCCCAACATATACATATTTAATGCCAATGGATTAGCCTGAAATGTTGGGTCTGCTTCATTTTGTCCAGTTGCCGCCACTTGTTCATCTTGTATCATATAAACTTTTGCTATATTACCATATTTTGCAGGTAATGAATATACACGAGTTATATAATCGTCTTTAGTTACTGCTCTTCCTTGTGCTTGAAAATAAGCTGCTGCATTCGTTCTAACATTTTCAAGTGTTTCAGGTCCTGAACCTCCAGTGGATGGCTGTGGATTTGTTACTGCCAAAGAATTCTCTGTAGATGTTTTTATATTATCATCTAAAGATAGAGAACCATCAAATTTTGGATCCTGTAAAGTAATATTAGCAATTCCATTAGATGCAACATTATCATCGACTCCACCACCATAAGAATATTCAATAGTTAATGTCGTATTAGATGGACATTGACCATAAGTTTCCGTTTTCAAAAAATTTGCTGGATCAAAAGAAGTATCAAGAAAACTTGGTGTTCCTGGTAAATTAGAACCAACAGAACTTGGGTTTGGAATAATTTCTTCATCAGAGCTTGTTGATGTTCCAGAACCAAATCTCAATTCTGTTTTACCATCTGGTCTTATATAAGTTTTAAATCTTTTAGATGTCTTTACAAGTTTTAAAAGAAATGGTGCAAAATTTCTACCATTAACTAAATCAGGAGAATTATTCTCAGTATTTTGAAAGTCTGCATATACCGTATCTTGTGCTAAAAATGGAACTTCATACCATTTGCTCCCATCACTATCTGTTACTGAAAGTATTTCCAATACAGGATTCTTTTCAAGTGCTATTCTTTTATATTGTTCTGCTGCTCCAAAAGATACATAATCCTTAGTAACCGTTCCACTAACTGCCTTTACCTGTTTTTTCAATAACCACTTTGTAATATTACTATCGTCATCTACTTCAAATATATCATCTTGCCTTGGACTTGTAGATCCAGAATCGCTGAATACTACATCTCCCGTTGTTCTAAATATAGTTCCATTAGTAGATGTTGCCTGCATTCCTGCTGGGATGTGCATACAATAATCTTCATTTGGTTGTCTTTTTTCATCCTTTACATTATTTGGATCCGCTGGTACAGTTTGGAATACATCTAACATTACAGATGAAGGTGAAGCCTGTCTTGGTTTATATCCGTATCCTTGTGCTATTTCATATATGGTTTTCTTTTCTTCTGCGAAAGCTAACATACTTTCTTTGAATTGTTCGTCCATGTAATAAGATAGTGTATCACCCACATAAGATGCCATTTCTATAAACATCATACCTGGGTCTGATTCATTAAAATCATTATATGTATTTGGAAAATATGTTTTAGCAAATTCTATTAAACCATCTCTAAATGCAGAGAAATCTTTATTTAAATATTTCACATCTTTGCTAATTCCCTTTGTAGCCATTTCTTTCTCCCTTATTGTTTAATAGCTGATTCGAATTGGTCAAAATTTATTGATACAGAACCAAACCTATCGGGTTCAAATGATAACCCAAAATCTATCGTTATATTAACTTGATTAACATTATAATCTGGTGTTACAACTTCTATATTTTTAATATTTACATACGGCAACCATTTTGAAATTGATTCTCTAATGGAAGATTCTAACACATCACCAAAATCTTCAGTCATCGGTTCAAACAATATAGTATGTAAATTTGAACCAAAAGCAGGCTGTCCAAGTCTTTCACCTGGAATAGTTTGTAATAAATTTATAATATTATATTTTGCTTGTTGAAGTGTAGTTTTAGTTTGTTTAAAATAGCCAGAATCAGAATATCCCATTGGAAGTTTTAATCCGATAAAGGTATCTGGATTTAAATCTTTTTCTCTTGCACCCATTTATATTCTCCTACTGACTTATTACTTGTTGTCCAACAATTAATCCATTCTTAACTATAATTCTTTTTCTAATGTATCTCACCGTTCCATCTGAATTTGGAATAGTATCACTTACTATAAAATCTTCTGTAATTCCTTCGTGTTCTATTACTTCACTTTTTATTTTTTCATGAGTCTTATATCCACTACTATTTATTACTCCATCAAGTTGGATTTCTTTAGGACTAAAAACTATATTTAATTTATCAAACCATCGTTTCCATATTATAAAAAGTCTAGCTTGATCAATATTTGATTTGGCTATCGTCCTAAACTTTTTCAATAATCTTGATAACTTTGTCCTTTTAGTTTTAGGATTAGTCTGTACCTGTCTAATATTTAACTGACCTTTCGGTGTTAAATATAAACTACCAGGTAACCTATTTTCTAAATAAGACCTATTATCAAGCTTATCTATATCATCTTCACCAGTCAAATAAGAATGTATTGCATCAGCCTCTTCTTTCGCTAATTTAGCATTTTCTTTTCTTATTCTCTTCTTAGTTTCGGTATCTTGGTCTTTAAAAATTCTATCGTTTTTAATCTTCTCAAGTTTATACTTTAGAAACTGCTTATCTAATGACATTATTCACCTCTATGGACGAAAGTTCGTTCCACCCTTTTTCTGTTCGATGGCCTTCATTACTTTAGAATAGTCTTTTGTTAATGCGTTTGTTACATGGTCAGGAACTTGGTCAACCGAAACACCAGCCTTCTTTATAGAATCAACTGCTGCTATTTCTCGTTTCTTTTCCTTCACGGTTTCTGGATTACCATATCCAGATTCTTTAACAAGTATATCATTTATCTTACTACTATCGTAGATTCCACCACCCATAGTTTCATATCCACCTTCTCCTTGTGGAACTCCACCAACGGTTTCATTCAGAACTTTATTAAGTTCCGCATTTGATGTATAATTTACTTCCTTTTTAGGTTGTGTTTTATACTGCTTTCTAATAGGTTCTTTGAACTCCTTCTCGGTCACAGTTTCTGTAACTAATTCGGAAAGTGAAGATGAATCATTATCTTTAATAAATATCTCATTCACCTGTTTTTTAACTTCCTTACGAACTACGAGTTCAATTATCTTTATTAGTTCTTGCTTCTTCATGGTTATTATCTCCTTATATTATAAACCTCTTAAATAATCATTTAATTCTGGACTTGAAAAACATCTTTCAAGTTCTTCTATTTGCTTTCCTAATTCATCGGATAATATAGATGTATCTACATCATCAAAATTTGTATCGGTATCTAAAGATGTCCAAACACCACCTGCTGCCTCACAAGATTCTTTATCTAAATGTTCTGTAATTGAACAGAATCCTACTTCTTCATCTGTTTCAAGACTTAAATCTGCTGATACTATTTTATCATACATAGTTTGTAGATTTTTTAAATCATCAGGTTCAATCCAAGTTCCACCGTTTGCCTCACAATCTTCTTTACTCATAGGACCTTGTTGTCCAGCACATTGTGCGATAAGTGCCTGTAATTGTGCATATAATAATGGTATTACTGCTGCAAATTTTCCTATTGACTTTATCAATATAGAAACACACATATCTATCAACTCAGAAAGATTTAGTATTTTTAATAATGCTTCAACAATAGGAACAATAAATGGTGGTGTCCATTTTAAAATTCTTTTTACTATTTTTATAATTTTTCTAATAATTTTTATTACTTGAATTATTTTTTGTAATACAGGAATGAGTTCCATTAATTTTGCCATTTGGGCCATCATAAATTGAATAGATGATTTCAACGGATCTTTACATATATCCTCTGGCTTTAAAACTGCCTGTGATACAATTTTATCTACTTCGGCACTTAATTTTCCTAATATCTTATTCAATTTACCCATTAGTTCTTGAACCTTAGCAGTAAACCCTGATAGTGCCCAAGCCTGTAAATCTGGTAATTCAAAGTTTGCTATATCATTTAACCAATCTTCTTCTTCATCTGTTGGTGCTATACCAGAACCAATACAGAATCCTTCACCACCACCATCTCCGTCATCCCCATCATTTCCAAATGAACCTGCAGCAGCTGCTACTGCTTCATCTTGTGTTGTATGTGGTGCACATTTTAATTCACCATTTTCAATAACACAACCCTCATGTAAAGTAGTTCCTACAGGTACGGTTTCTCCCTCACCATATCTCATCAAATCATTACCAGTATCAGGCCAGATAACTACTGCACCATTATCACCTGCAACACCATCTATTTCTGCAAACATAAAAGGAAATTCTTCTTTACTTACAAAAATTCCACTTCCCTCTATAAGTTCACATCCTGGTATAATTGGTTGTCCAGGACCTAATGATACTCGTTGTCCTGCTATTGATTTACATCTTTTTGCCATATTAAATTGTCTTTACTACTTCACTTTTTGGTTCGTCTAATCTACCTTTTAATTCTGTAAGTGATCCAATTAAACCCATTGAAGCTCCTGCAATCATATCTAATGCTACAGGAGCAAGAACACCACCAGCTCCTTTTGTTGGTGCTATTTCACTTGCAAAATCAATTATATTTTGTAGTATCTCCCCAATTAAATTCATTGTTTGATCACCTTTCAAAACTGGTTGTATCTGAGGATTCCTATATATCCATCCCGTTGTTTCACCTTGTCTTGGTGCAGAACCAAGATAAACATTTTTATGTGCCTCTAATACAATTCTATTTTTACTTACAAGATTTATATCTTTACTTGAGTATGCAAAAATATCAGTTTTTTTTGTATTAAAAACTATTCTATCAGAATTTAACACAACTTGTTTTCCATCAAATTTTTTCGGATCTAAATCCTTTACTTTACTTGCATAATGTCTGAGTGGAACAACTTCATCAGTAGTTAAATACAAAGAAGTTCCATCTAAATTAATATCTTCTAATACTGGTCTGTTTAATACATCCGAAAATATTCCTTGACCTGCCCTAATTTTAATATTGGGTGATTGTGGTTTTCCACTATCAGGTAATAAATCTTCATTCCTATCATACAACTCTGTTACATTACTACCAAATCTTATTGATTGTCCAAATCTCCCATTAAATGTTATATCACCCTCATACGCCTGAACTTCTTTGATTGAGACATTTCCTCTGAATTGTTTGGTATCTAAAGATATATTTCTTTCAGCATATTCAGCAGTACTCAATCCTGGGAATGAATTAACATTAACGGAATTAAGAAGATTTAAAGGTTTACTATAATATGCATCATTTAAATAATTTGCAATAACTACATATTCATGTGGGTAAGGATATTCCTTTGTATTAGAATTCATTGGTTGAAACAATCTTACATCTTCCTCACTTTCTTTACTATGTACTAATCTTGCACTAATATATCCATAATAAGACCAATCTGGATTACCATCGTTATCAGTCAATCCAGCCTTTACCAAATCTTTCTTATCTAAATAGACAGCCAATACTTCGGCAGGTTCTAATTCATAAAAAAGTTGACCAGGTTTAGGTTCACCCAAATCATTAATTACCGCATATATATCTGATACCGATGCTGGGCCTTCTGGGAG